ACTACACGACAGCCGATGCGGAGTTCGTATTCTATAACCCCGGCAGCGTGTCCGGCGACTTCAACTGGCTCGATACCTATCTCGACGAGATTTGGTTGACGAACCAGCTTCAGGTTGCAGGCATGAACCTGCTGAAAAACGTCAACAGCCTGCCGTACAATCAGGCTGGATACACGATGGTGTACGAGGCGTTCAAAGCGCCGATCCTGCTGGCGGTCAATGCCGGTGTGATCCAGCCCGGCGTGCCGTTGTCGGCTTCTCAGATCGCCAGCGTGAACGCCGCAGCCGGTCAGAAGATCGACAACATCCTCTCAACGGTCGGATGGTATCTGAAGATCGGAGCCGCAACGCCCGAAGTTAGACAGGCGCGCGGAACACCGCCATGCACCTTGTGGTACACGGATGGTGGATCGATCCAGAAGATCACGCTCGACTCGATCACGCTGCTTTAATCCTCGGAAGGGATTTCGATAAATGGCACGTACAATCACTTCCGCGAATGCGGTTTATCTTCTGAGCATCGACGGTGTTTTCGGTGCCCCAGTCCAATTGCAGGGCTGGGGTGTCGACGAAGCGTTCGATACCGACGCGGTCGATGCATCGGAAACGATGGTCGGCGTCGACGGAACCGGCGTTGCCGGTTGGGTGCCTCGGGAAGTTCCCCAGACACTCACACTGCTGGGTTCGTCGCCCAGTAACGACGTGTTCGATGCGTGGGTCCAGGCGCAAGATGCGATCCAGGACATTCTATACGCATCCGGCACCATCAGCATCCCCGCCCTCGGCAAGCAATACGCCATGGCCTTGGGAACACTGAAGCGGTACCCGATCATTACCAACGTCAAGAAGGTGATCCAGCCGCGCGTCTATGTCATTCATTGGCTTCCCCAGCCCGGCATCCCCGCCGTGACCGTCTCTCCCCTCCCGTTCTAACAGCAATAAACCCCGCAAGTTTCCTCGCGGGGTTTATCTGATTTTCTGTGTCTTCGGTGCTCAGCCGTAGACCAGCTTTCCGAAGATGATGCACTGCATGATGCAGTCGAAGGCGAGATCGTCGTCGTTGCCCTGCATCCAATCCGAGAACGCAACCGGGCATTCCTTCGCGAAGATCGCCAGACCGCGTGCGACCGCCGCCTTCTTGATCGTCATCCGGCCCGTGCCGTCGCCTTCGGCATCGGTTTCTTTGTCGAAGCGAATGCGAAAGCCGCTTGCGGTATGCCACGAGCCTTCTGCGGAATGGAGCCAGTCCGAATAGGACCCGCTGTGTCCGTGTAACAGGTCGGTGACCTTCGTGTCGTCGATTTCGATGGAAAATTTCATAGTCTGATCTCCTATCTTGCGTGGTCACCATCGCCCGATCACGTCTTTAGATATAAACCACCCCGATATGATCGTCAACACCTAAAACTAGTTTTTTGGAAGTTTTCTCATGCGAAAAACAATCGATGTGAAAGTCACACCGGAAACCGCACCATCCGAGCAAGGCCGGGACAACGATAAGGTCTTCCGGATCACGGAGATGCCCGCGAAGCAAGGCTACAAATGGGCTATGCGCGCCACACTCGCCCTGCTCCCGCGCCTATCGCGCGAAATCGACCCCGACATTGCCGAACAGTTGGAGAATAACCCGTCGATGTCGACGCTCTCCCGTATCGGCGTTCTGTTGGGGGGTGTATCTTTTCCCGAGACCGAAGCCCTTCTCGACGAATTGATGACCTGCGTTCAGATCGTGGAAGTCTCGAAAAACAACCCGAACGCGCCGGGCCGCGCCCGCGAACTCAATTTGGGTGGTGCCGAGGATATCGAAGAGGTGGCAACACACCATTTCTTGCGCAAGGAGGCGCTTGCCATCCACACGGATTTTACCTTACCCGCCGCGATCTTCAACTTGATGGCGGAAGTGTCTCGAACGTCCCCCTTCTAGATTACCAGAACGTCCCGCAGTCGATAGGAATCGTTATATCGGCGGGACTGGCGACGCTCCACGAACTCGAAACCATTTATGGTTGCGAAGACCTTGAAGACCTTCTGGAGATCGTGGCGGTTGACGCCCACAATCAGCACAAGCTTTCGAAAGTGAAAAACTAGTTTAGCATGCCTACCGTTCTTGATTCATTGGTCTTAGAGCTTACCATCGATCCTTCTGGGATCGTTCAAGGTAAGCGCATCATTGACAAGAATCTAGCCGATACCGAGAAAAAAGCTAAAGAAACATTAGGAAGTGTGGCGGAATCCGTTGAGAAAATAGCGGACGAGGCTGGAAAAACAGGTAAGGCTCTATCCGGACTTGCTGATAGTGTATCACGAAGCGCAGACAGGGTTGTCGATAGCGTTGACGATATTGGAAAAGCTGCCGAAGCAAACGTTTCGGTGATTGAGAATAGCATTAATCAGGCTTTGCGTTTCTATCTATACTCGATTAATACTCAACTTAAAGAAGTAAATCAATCCCTTGTTAATTTAGGCGCGAATTCGCGTCGGTCCGGAGATGCTGTTAGATCGGGAGGTAAGGCAGGCGCTGAAGGTCTTACATCATTAGCTAATGCGGGTCTTGCTGCGTATGCCGCGATCAAATCGGTCCATGAGACAATTAGCCAGATTGGTAGTGCCGCTGGTGGCGGTGCTCGAACGGGCCGTGCGGCTTTCCTATCTGGCGTTCCCGTATCGTGGTTGTCCGCCTTTGAGCAGTACGCTTTCCAGGCGGGAAACGTAGCGCCCGAAACGACCGAAGGTGTTTTGAATTCCTTCGGTCAGAAACTCACAGCTTTCAAGACGACCGGCGAATATTCCCCCGAGTTCACAGCCTTGGCACGCTTTGCCAACATCGGCGATGTGCGTAATATCGCACTGCCCGATCTTATTGACAAATTGGCCGGGCAACTAGGCAAGGAAGGTAAGAACGGGCCACTCGCACAATTCCTTGCGGGACAGGAAGGCTTCGGCGAGCTAACCAACGTGCTTGTCAAGGGACAGCCTGCTCTACGACGTGGGCTTGCCGAGCATATGCCGACTGCCGTTACCGATCAGCAGACTCAGCAATTGCAAGCTTTGCAGGGCGCGGTCAATGATGTTCAGACGGCTTGGGAAAGTCTTATCCGGACGATTATCACCGATAATCCACAATGGACCGGGCATCTTAAGAAATATCACGATTGGCTGGTCGATGTTCAATCGACCCCAGAAGGTCTGGCCGCTGTTCAGAAAGCAGCCGAGATAGTTTCGGTCGTGATCGGCGTTACGTTGGTCGCCGCTGTGGGCAAGCTAGTTCAAGCTGTTCTTGCCGCGAACGCCTCGATGCTAAAGACCCCGCTGGGTGCGGCTCTTTTGGGTATTTATGCGGGCCACAAGCTTGCCGAATTCCTAAACCCGGATGAACCGGGTTCGGAAGAGTTGACTAAGACGGAGACTCCAGAGGAACGGACCAAGCTGGCAAAAGAGAATTTCCGGCAGCAGGACGAACTTACCCGCGAGATCGGTGAATTTCAGCAAGATAAGGGTGAAGATTTTTTCACCCGGATGCGGCACAAGTTTACTGGATATCAGAACTTGGATGATTTCAACGAATGGCGCAAACAAAAAGGCTACGACAAATCGCAGCCGCTGCCATTCATCTACGGTAATCCAGCCGCTGCTCCCGCCGCGTCTTCTTCTACTGGCGCTGCCGTGGGACCATTAGCGACTGGTGTGGGTGGTCCGAGCGCTTCCAATCCGGTGAACATCCGTCCGGTCGGCGGCGATGGCTTCAACATTTATCCATCGACCCAGGCCGGTTTAGCTGCCGCCGATCACCAACTTGCCTTGTACGGGAGCAAACACAACGTCACCACGCTTGCTGGCGTTATATCTCGGTGGTCGCCTCCCAATGAGAACCCGACCGCTAAGCTGATCGCGAACGCGGCTCGGCGTACGGGACTCGATCCCAACCAGCCAATCGATCTTTCCGATCCCGCCGTTCGGCATATGCTGATCGACAAAGCGTTGTTGCCACAGGAGCAGGGCGACAAGGCTGCTCTGTATCAATCGATCTTGAACAACACCCCGCTCGATACGAATTCGTTAGTTTCGGGGGGTGCGACTTCCGGTGGTGTGGGGTTTGCTGCCGCTGTGCGGAACTATCAGACCGTACAGAAGACGGCGCAGAGCCGGTCGACCACGAACAATGCCGGGAACGTGTCCAGCATCGACAATGATGTGAATATCGGGTCTTTGCATCTGCACACGAACACCAACGATCCGGCATCGCACGGTAAGCAGGTCGCCGACTCCTTGAAATCCAACATGGTCGTATCGAATTCCAACACCGGACTGTTCTGACAAGATAAAGGCCGCATCGGGAAGATACGGCCTTTATCGGTTAGGGTTTAGAATGGTTTGGCGAACTGGCCGGAATGTTTACCGGCTGCCGACGCCCAGGATGTTGTTGAGGCCGGAGAGGCCGCTGGTATCGATGATGTTTTTCAAGAAAAGAGCGTAGTTATCGCTGATCGGTTTGTAGAGCATGTCGGGTATCTCCCGCTGGTTGGCCGTTAACCCGCTTCAAGGCGGCGTCAATAGATATATACAACGCCGGTTTTATCCACGCAACAGAAAAAAGCACACAATCGGTAAATTAGTTTAATCTATGCCATCCGTATTCATCCCACTCCCGGTTCCGCAAGTCCCGTTGGTACTCGGCGTTCCTGCGCTGCCTACGGCGCTTCCGGGTGTCCCGCCGCTGCCGCCCGGCTTTGTCATCGCCGCGCCGATTCTGGCGCTGGGTGATGTATCGGGTATCCCAAACCCGGTGGCTCCGGGTCAATGGGGCATTTTCGATACAAGCGGTCAGCCCATTCTAGACGCGGACGCGGTCGATAATCTGGAATACGCTCGCGATTATCGGATTTCGGATTATCCACAGGAGCAAGGCGCTTTCGAAAGCTATAACAAGGTTCAGCTTCCTTACGAAGCCAAAGTCGGATTTCTGGTTGCACAGACTCGGGTCGAGTTCCTGAATTCGATTGAGGATATTATGTCCTCGCTCGATCTGGTTTCGGTTGTATCGCCCGAGATCACATATCCGAACGCCAATCTTGTCCGTTACGGATACCGGCGCGTGGCGCGCAATGGCGTGTCCATGATCCTGGTCGAAGTGTGGTGCGAAGAAGTGCGGGAAACAGCCTCTGCTAGCTTGAGCAACACGCAATCCCCGAACGGGCAGGATACGCAAAACGGCGGAACGGTCCAGCCGACCGGAAATACCAGCACTGCCCCGCCATCGACTACACAGCAGTTCAACGATCTGGTTAATCAGCAATCCACAACCAATCCAGGACCAACATCGTTGACGCCATCGACCTATCAGCCGTCCTTGAATACGCCTGGGTTCACAGGCAGCAGCTTCTCACAAGGAACGCAGGCCCAGCAGCAAACCATTGCGAATCTTGGTACGCAGCAGGGCGCGTCTTCGGCGGTTGTCAACGCGCCGAATGCGGCGGCTGATACCCTGTTTGGTTTGAAATGATGTTGTATAAAGTATCCCCCACAGGTGTGATCAGCGGCGCCGGCGTTTTCCCGCTGCCCGGCATCCCATCGACACTGACTTTCGATGGAAATACCTTCACCATTGATGGTGGGCAGGTCGTGCCGGTGCAACCAGTCGCGAACCAACAATTCGATGTTACGCTGAATCAGCAACCATGCACGATCCAGCTTGTGTTTAAGGAAACCTTCCTGGCCACTCCGGCGGAAATCCCAACCGAACCCCCATTCTATGAACCGATTCAAGTCGGATTGCTGAGCCTGTATCTGAACGATACGTTAGTGATCGGCGGTGTGCGTTGTCAGGATCGGAATCGAATCGTTCGAGACCCATATCTCGGGTTCGTCGGCGATCTCGCCTTTATCGACGCGCAGGGAACCGAAGACCCGATCTATACCCAGCTTGGAACACGCTTTTTCTTAACATATTGGCCGTTGCTAAACTAGTTATGACATCGTTTGTTAAACGTTCCCTTCGCTATACCCTACAGCTTGGCGAGGGATCGTTTGGTTCCTCCGGGTCGAATAAGCTGACGTTGTCCGATGTTCGGTCTTTCGCCCAGATATCCCAGGCCGTCACCCCGACGCCCGGTCAGGCACTGATTCGGATATACGGCCTTACACTCGATCAAATCAACACGCTGACCAAGGCGGGCTTGCAGTTCCAAGCTGCCGATAATTTTGTGGCTATCGAAGCCGGAGATGAAGGCGGAACGTTCACGACCGTCTTCAACGGTACGATCTATTACTCCTATCCAGACTTTTCTTCGCAGCCCGATGTTGCCTTTGTTGTCATTGCCAATCCGGCGAATGTGATTCAGCTTAAACCGACGTCGCCCGTCAGCTTCTCGAAATCGGTCCCAGTTGAAACCGCACTCCAGCAGATTTTGCAGCCTGCCGGGTACACTGTCGAGAACAACGGTGTGAACGCAGTTCTGGCGACGCCGTACTTCCCCGGCACTGTGTGGCAGCAAGTGCGCGCCGCATGTTCGGCAGCGGATTGCTACAGCTATCTTGATCCGGTGGCGAAGAAGCTTTGCATATGGCCGAAGACGGGAAGCCGTGGCGGTTCGAGCAAGATCATCATAAGTCCGGAAAATGGAATGATCGGCTATCCGGAGTTCATGCAGAACAATATCCGGATTCGGAATTTGTTCGTCCCGACCTTGAAAGGTCCCGGAACCCCAATCACCGTCCAGAGCGATTTGAAAGCCGCGAACGGTGATTGGGTTCTCTACCAGATCGATTATAACCTATCCTCCGAAGCGCCGGGCGGTCCTTGGGAAATGGTGTTGCAGGCGTATCCAGGAACCCAGCAGTGAGCGAGGACCAAGCCTATAAGGGGAATGCTTCTTCCGGTAACGGCGGAAACGATTTCAACGCCCTGGATTTCATGATCCAGCAAGCCTTGGTTGCGCTGTCCACGGCGACGTACGTTCAGATCGTAACAGCGCCCTACGACGCCAGCGGCGCGGCCATCGAAGCGGGCACCGCCGGGCCTATAGGCTTCGTTGATGTTCAACCGCTCGTCAATCAGCTTGATGGCTACGGCAAAGCGGTTCCGCATGGAACGGTCTACCGGCTAAAATACCATCGGTACGGCTCGGGCTCGGGCGCATTTATTGCCGATCCGGTCAAAGACGATATTGGGATCATGGTCGTTTCGGACCGTGACCTATCGGTTGTCAAATCGACGGAGAAACAAGGTAATCCGGGTTCCCGCCGAAAGTTCGATAAGGCGGACGGAACCTATTTCGGATGCCCGATTCAAGGAACGCCGTCCCAGTTCTTTGCGTGGCTATCCGAAGGCTTTAAACTAGTTGATGCCTTCGGAAACACCATCATCGGAACGTCGAACGGTGTGGAGATCAATGGTGCCCTGATCGATCAGAACGGGGACGTGATCACGAAGAAAGGCGTCGATCTCGATAACCATACCCATAATCAGGGGGTCGATAGCCACGGTGATACCGAGCAGCCAACCGACCCCCCGAATACGGGAAGCTAGTAATCCAGGTTTACCGACTGGACTTCCGAGAGAACGCTTTCCCAGAATTCCTGTCGGGCTTCCTCGCACTGGTTTTCGTAATCGTCATCGTCTTCGCAGTCTTCCCGGTCCGGAAGATTGGCACTTCCTTCATCCGTTTCGATGTTTTCCAGTTCGTCGGCTGCGCTTTCGCACATGCTGGCCCGCTCCTGTAACATCTGGCCGGTATCGCCTTCGCGAAGGCCGTCCGGCATGTTGTCCAGACTGCCTTGGCATTCCTCGCCGAGATCGCGAAGTTGCTGGGCGATGTCCGCGATCATGTCGGGAAGTGTGTCGTCTGCGGCCAGCCCAGTGATCGAATCTTCGATATCGTAAAGACTGATCAGGAACGACGACTGGGTAAGCTGCTGGCGCTTCGGCGGCGTTTTCGAGAACTTCTTGATGCTGCCCCGTCCGCCGACGCGGAAGGCCCACCAGTAATATGAATCGCCGACTGCGATCCCATGGTCGGGAATCGCCTTGCGAGCCTTCTTGACGTGAGTAACGCGGGGCATATCAGGTTTCCTTCTTTCTGTCTGTATCAGGTTTATATGTTTGCTCAACTAGTTTAAAGCGTGCGATGTGTTCTAGATTTGCTTTCCCTTTTTGGGTTCGGCAGAGTTCACCAGCCGCCGCACCGCACGTCGGACAAACGAAAGTCAATGTACGGCGCGGGCGTGTCTTCATACCTTATGGTTCTTCAAGCCATACAGCTTGAGCGGATTGCGAAGGAAGAAAGCCGCCGTGAACGGGCTGGACGATTCGGCTTCATCGCCGAAGGTCTTTGCGATCAAGGCGCGATAATATTCGCCCATCAGATGGTAGTTTATGGGCGTGATGGTCGGGTCCGAGTATGTCCAGACATCCTTTTGGTCGAAGGACACGATTCGGGTGATGGCACGGCGCGGAACGGCTCCGTAGTAGCAGCAATTACCAAGCTGCTCCAGACTGAGCTTGTAGGTTTCGGTCCCAGCGAAGTCGTGGAGTGTGCCGCGATAGTGCGCCGACTTTTCACGCAGAGTCTTGCCCGGCATGTTGGAAGCGAACGCAACGGCGTCTTCATCCGGCACCAGCCAGAACGAATCGAGTTGGTCGGTATCGATCTCGACGATCACACACCGGTCGTTCTTCCGGCAAGCCTGGAGCGCAAAATGGTGGGCGTATGCGGCGGTCAGGTAAACCGCATCGGGACAACCTTCGACGGTGTGCTCCCAGTTGCCCGGTCGCGCCCTACGCGGTTTCAGCCCTTCCTTCAGGATCGAAGGAAGGTGCCGCGACGATGTTCCGTGATAGAGTTTCATCGGACCACCTTGATCGTCCAGGTCATCTCGAAGAGCGGGTCAACCTTGAACAGATTCTTACGAATGGAATTCCGTGCGTAAGAAAGCGCGGTCTTTTCGCCGTAGCGGCTGGCGACTTCGCGCTCGAATATGTGCTGAACTTCGCCGTTCAGTTCGCCGGTCATAATGAGTTTCATGTGTTGTCTCCCTGTGTATGGGCACCATCGCCCGATCACGTCTTTAGATATAAACCGTTCCAACAACCCTGTCAACAACCTAAATTAGTTTTTCCATGACCACGAGCATTTTGTTGGCGCTTAATTCCTGGGACGCCACAGTCGACACAAAAGCCGACATCGCGCTAGCGTCCGAGCCCTACTCCACGGCTCAGGACGTTGCAACCGCTTGCCGGACATTCCAGGGCGAGCTTTGGTACGACACGACCGCCGGAGTCCCGTACTTCCAGCTTATCCTCGGTAAACTGCCGCCATTGCAGTTGGTCAAATCGATCCTCGTCAAGACCGCGAAATCCGTCCTCGGCGTTCTGACTGCCAACGTCTTCTTTACGTCATTCAACAAACGCACGCTGAGCGGCCAAATCCAGATCACCAACAATGACGGCACGACAGCGACCGTTGCCTTCTCCAACCTCCAAGGCGTTACCCCGTGGTACGTCAGTGCGGCCAGCCCGCAAGCACTCGGTAGCTCCACAGGCGGACCATGACCGATCTTTCCAATACAGTTCCGGCTCCCCAGACCAGCGTACCGTTCCCAGTACTCGGTCCCAACGGATACATACTGCCGAACGAATCGGCCATCCTTGCCGGATGTCTCGCGGACCTGAACGCTGCCTTCGGAGGCAACCTAAACATCGAGGACTTGTCGACGCCGCAGGGTCAGGTTGCTTCCTCCGAGGCGGCGATCATCGGCGACTCGTTTGCGCTGTTCGCACTCTATGTCGCGCTATGCGATCCGGCTTATTCCTCGGGCCGGATGCAAGACGCTATCGGGCGTCTATACTTCATCAACCGGATCGCGGGAGAACCCACGGTTCAGCCGTGTATCTGCGCGGGTCTCGAAGAGCTTCAGCTTCCCATCGGTATGTTGGCTCTGGACCCCAGCAATAACCAATGGATCAGCACCCAGACCGGGACCATTGTCAACGGTCAGGCACAGGTCAATTTCTCCTGTACCACGAACGGCCCTGTGGCCGCGCCTGAGTCGCTTAAAATCTATCAGGCCCCGTTCGGCTTGGATACGATCACGCCGACCGGAGACGCCGTTCTAGGCCGTAATGTCGAAACACCAGCCGAGTTCGAACTTCGCCGGTCGCAATCAGTGGGTCTCAATTCGATGGGACCGCTGAACGCCATCTACGGCGCGGTCGCGGAAATTCCCGGTGTGCTGGACGTTTATACGGCGCAAAACAATCAAGGCACCAATCAGACGGTGGGTGGTGTCGTTCTGTTGGCGCATTCGATCTATGTGTGCGTTCTTGGTGGTGTTGAAACCGACATTGCCATGGCGATCTTCACGCGGAAGATGCCCGGCTGTAACATGACCGGGAATACAGTAGTGACGGTCGAAGACCCGAACCCTGCATATATCGCACCGGTTCCAACCTACCAGATCACCTACGAAACGCCGACTGTCGTTCCGTTCGCGGTAGTGGTCACGATCCAGAATTCGCCACAAGTTCCCGCGAACGCTCTGACGCTAGTGCAGCAGGCCATCGTGTCGGCCTTTGCCGGTGGCGATGGCGGTCCTCGGGCAAAGATCGGGTCGAATGTCCTATCTTCGCGTTATGTGTCGACCGTATCGGGTATCAGCAACACCTATAACGGAGCGACCGGACAGGTTACGCCGGGCTGGAGCGCGGCGATCATCTCCATTCAGCTTGGCATTGACGGTGCGGCAGCGTCGATTACCGGATCGATTTCGGGCAGCACGCTGCACGTCACGGCGGTGGCCGGTGGAACGATTGCAGTCGGTGATCTGGTGGAAGGTACCGGCGTAGCTCCCAACACGATCATTACCGGCTTGTCGGGCGGCACGGGCGGCACGGGCAACTATATGGTCAGCGTCAACCAAGCGATGAGCAGCAGCCCGCTTGCGTTGACCGCGCTCGGAAATTCATCCCAGATGAATATCAATCAAGCGCCTGCCGTGTCGGCGGCGAACGTGTACCTGATTCTGGATTAGGTTTTCGGCCACGAATTACGCGGAGGCCAAACCGTAACCAGTTGAGCGTTTTTGAGTTTGGCGTCCACCGGATGTTCGTTCGATCCCGTTCGCCGCTTCAACAGTTTGCGATAGGCGTCCAGGTACGCACGATGCATATCTCGATTATCGGGGTCTCCCGCTGCTAACGCTGACCGGCTTTCGATAGCATCGATCAGCGCCATGCGCAGAGCTTCCTTAGCGTCTATTTTCATGGGAAACTCGATTCTAAAAATCCCGGCGCTGGATTACGCCGGGGCAGTTGAAACGGGATTTCAATCGAACCGATCAAGAACCATCCGAGCCGAAGATTCAAGATCGAACGAAACGGCCTCCCCGGCGTCGACCGCATCAACAACTTCCCGAGCGGCGAAATAACCGACCCGATCCTTGGCTTGAAAAGCTTCCGAACCGTAAGCTGGATCACCTTCGACCCAATGATCCTCGCAAAGACGACCACCCGCTGCCAGATGAACCGAAATGCGATCTGCTAAAGCCTGAGCCCGACCGCGAGTTTCCTCCCGAATATCGCGAAAATAAGCGAAACCTTCTTCAGCGTCCCATCTGGCTTCGCAACCGCGAAAAGCGACCGAATGGAAAAGACGAGAACCGTCTTCGGCCTCGGCCATAACGAAATAAGCTTCGGCGGTATAAGCGTCCCCGTCTTCGGTACGACCGGCTACGTAAAGATCGGAAGTAACTGAAACCTGAAGAGCCATCTGAACCTCCTTGGTGGGCACCATCGCCCGATCACGTATTTAGATATAAACCGTTCCAACAACCCTGTCAACACCGAAAAACTAGTTTAGATGCAGAATGTTGACCAGACCGTCATCAGCCAGTACGCGAACTCCGCTGTCTTATGTCAGTGGATAGCGAACTATAACGCCTGCATCGATCCGAACTTCAACCTCGAACGGTTCTTTTACGAGTGCTGGCTGATCGATACGGCGGTCGGATATGGCCTGGACGCCATAGGACGCAAGGTTGGTATTGGGCGTGTGGTGACTATCGCGTCTGCCGACTATCTCGGTTTCTCGGGCGCGAGCGGTGCTTCGGGTGATTCGTTCAATGCGGGTATTTGGTATTCCGGCGGCGCAACTACCGTGAACTTCGCCTTGACGGATGATAGCTATCGTCTGCTGATCTTGGCTAAAGCGGCGGCGAACATCACGAACGGCTCGATCCCGGCGCTGAACCAAATTCTGCTGACCTTATTCCCGCATCGCGGAAACTGTTTTGTAGAAGACGGACTGGACATGACCTTGACTTATGTTTTCGACTTCCCGCTCGAACCCTTCGAAGCAGCTATCGTGACCAACGGCAGCGTTCTTCCGACTCCTACCGGCGTTTTTGCCAATTACAATTATACCCAAGCTGTGGGTGCATAGACCATGCAGATATCAGACATCCCCGCTAAAATTCCTGTACCGTTCGGCACAAATGCCGGGGCGGGGAATATCACATATCCGTTGCCCACAGCACCGCAGCCGGGTGGTCGGGCATCGCTGAGCCAAGGGTTCCCGCCGATCAATTTCACGCCGGTTGCGGCGGGTGGTATTCCGCCGTTCGGCGAGGATGAGAATGGTATTCTCTTCTGGATCAGCGCGTGGTCGCGGTGGATGCAGGCCGGAGGCGGTGTTCCACGCTACGATCCTGCTTTCCAGAGCGATGTCGGTGGCTACCCGCTTGGCGCGTTCCTTCAGTCGGCCACGACCGAAGGAACCTTTTATCTCAGCACGACCGATAACAACGTAACGAATCCGGATACAGGTGGCGCTGGCTGGGCCACACTCGCTTCCTATGTTCTGAACAACGCGGCCTTGACCGGTACCCCGACTGCGCCGACTGCGCCGGTCAATTCCAGCAACACGCGGGTTGCGAATACCTTCTATGCGGATCGCTCTGCCACGAACGCCCAGAATGCCGCTGAAGCGTATGTCAATCTCAATTTCCTACCGTTGACGGGTGGTACTCTTTCGGGATTGCTGCGCGCCAATGGCGGTCTGTCCGTTACAGGCGGCGCGACTGTTGGCGGTGGATTAGTAATTAGTAATACCGGAATAACCGTTGCAGGCGGCGGCATCGACGTAACAGGATTCTCTACTTTTGAAAGTGGGGTACTGTTCAACGCCACTAATACCACACTTGCTAATACTCCAGCACCAAACAATAATTCTCTCAGGCTCGTAAACAGCGCCTATGTCGACAACCAAGTGGCGCAACCCGCACCGGTTTTCCTACAGAGCGGTACCGGCGTGGCTATCGGAGCGGGCTTTTTCGACCAACTTATAGCGAGCTTCACGGCACCGCATAAGGGCACTGTTTACTCTCTGGCCACATTCAATTCGGGTTCTGTTGGTAGCGCCAATATCCGATGCCAAGTATCGATAAATGGAGGTACCGCAGTCGGCGATAACACACCATTAACACAGAGTATTGTGAGCAATCTTTCTGTTGGAAATGGTGCATCAGTCGGTGTTGTATTCACTATCAGTACAACAACAAGTCCGGGGGTTGGGTTTGTTGGAACCTACCGCCTTCTCGTCTGGTTCGTTCCAACTCTATAAATAGGCGACTAAACATGGATGCAACATATTTTATCCAGTTCAACGGGTCGGTTTATGCTGGACGTGGAGTCACGCCGGACGGAACCCTTCCTGAAGGCGCGATTCCTTGCACGGAAGATCAGTTCAACCAAGCCGGTTCTTGGACAACACTGAACGGCGATCAAATCGTTATAGGTGAACCGCCACAATCTGAGTAATCCGTTGGTAGTAAACATCGATTAAGGAAAATCGAGAACCATGGACATCGTTGCTGCTCTGCATAATTACGGACCCCCGAGCGTAATCAGTACCCTGCTTGCTCTAGCAATTTATTTCATTCTTGAGCGGGGTAAATTCAAATTGGGAAAGGCGAAGACCGAGCACGACCAGATCGTCGAAGATCGGCAAGCCTTGAACCAATCTATGCTTACCCGTTTAGCCCACGCGGAAGAACGGCTCGACAAGTGCGAGGCGAAGCACGCCGAGTGCGAAGAGTCGCGTATTGCGGATGGTCGCCGCATGGAAGCTAAAATCAAGACAATCCAACAAGAATCTGAAGAATGTCATGATCGATGCGCGCGACTCGTGAGTCTTTTTACCGGATTCATGGACTCGGTAAATGCGCACGGTGTTAAATTCATGTTGGAGACCGGCGATGTGGCAAAAATGCCGGAAGCCGCCGAACTTCTGAAGAATAGCGAAAATGTCGCTGGTTCTGCAAATTTCACCGGAAAAGATCGGCGCTTCATAGAAGTTCCTGTAACTGTCGACCGCCGCAATAAAAAGGACCGCTCATGATTCCGGAGGATTTCCAAGGGGCCGCTATTCCACGTACCGATGCGGGTTTGGCGTCCTGCGCTAAACTAGTTGACTGCGACATCGACGCCATTAAAGCGGTGATCGATATTGAGACCGCTGGTAGCGGGTTTCTTGCCGACAAACGTCCGAAGATTCTCTGCGAGCGGCATTACTTTTCAGAATTGACGGAACGGAAATTCGACGCCAAATATCCGCAGATTTCGAATGTGACTCCAGGTGGTTACGTCGGCGGTGTCGGGGAGTACGACCGGCTCGGACTCATGATGTCACTTGATCGGGAAGCGGCGCTCAAAAGTACGTCCTGGGGTCTGCCGCAGATCATGGGAAGTAACTATGCATTGGCGGCGTTCGACACTGTCGATGCTATGGTGGAAGCTTTCTGCATGTCGGAGGATTTGCAGCTTTCGGCTATGGCTTCTTTCATCGTGCGCGCCGGGCTGGACGTCTATCTGCAAACCGACAACTTCACCGACTTCGCGCGTCGGTACAACGGCCCGAACTATGCGGCCAATGGATACGACCGAAAGCTGCTAGCCGAATTCTCACGGTTGAAAGCGCTGGCTGGTGCAGGCGACCACACTGGATGGTCAGCTTCGCGGATCAGAACTGCCAAGTTCCAAACCGCGTTGAACGTGGAAGGATATGGACCTTTAATCGTGGATGGGTGGCTTGGACCCAAGACGATGGCTGCTTTGAGTAGTTATCAGAATGATAACCATTTATCCGTCACGGGATACCCAGATGCGCCGACAAGCGCGTGTCTGCTCACCGTAAACTAGTTTAGCAAGGAGCAAACCCCCAATGGTTGACAATCCGACCGTTTCGAAAGGAACGCTGATCGACAAAGCGGTTAATGCCGCAAAAGACTTGCCGTCGCTGATCACACAGTTCAAGGCCATCGACCCGACACTGGCGAAACAACTCCAGGGAAAGGCCCTGATCGCCAGCAAGAGCGTATGGGTCACGCTGCTGACTCCGTTGATCACCATCGCCGCGACAAAGTTCGGTCTTGGATGGGACGATGATACTGTCAAGGACGTGGCTGTTGGCCTGACAGTCGCCGCCGCAACGATCATGCGGTATCTGTCGATATCGCCGATCACCGGCATCTTCAAGGCCAAGTCCGTCAAGGACGTCTGAAACCTCCCAAGGCAAGAAAGGATATTCCCTATGAAAGTTTCTCAACTCGCACACCGCGCGGCGAACAGCTTGCTATTCGTCGGCATGGTAGCGCTCGCAGCGTGCTTGTCCCCCGCAACAGAAGCGAAGGTCCAAGCGGCGATATCGAAGAACGCTGCCAACATCACGAACTACTGCGTGGGTGTGATCAATCCCATCGTCAGTAATCCCTTCGTTGCGGCGGGCGTCGGCGCGGTCGCGGCGGCTACGGGCCTGACACCGGCAGCAGCTTCGGCGGCTGGCATTCTGAAAGCCACGTGCGACCCGACCAATATCCAAATCGTGGCGAAGAGCGCGTCCACGGTCGCCTATCTCGCGGCGAACAAGGATACGGTCACCACGAATGGTGCCGTGGTGCCGCCGGTCATTGCTCCGGTGCCCATCGTTACGGGCAACGAAGTAGGGTCGTAAAGACCGAATAAAGAAGGTCGCGGACTAAAGCAACAAGGTCCGCGACCTTTTTCTTATCAATTGCCTGCTTTGTCCTGAGTGGGCATGCATGCAATGTTTTTGATTTCGGCATCGCTGGGCAAAACCTGCGTGCGATAGGGAATAGCCGATAGGCAGTTATCCAAGGAGCCGAAGTCGCTTCTATCAACCGAATACTTATTGTGCGTCCGGATCGGTGGACATTTTGTCGATTCGAGAATGCCTACATAGTTACGATCAATATTACTACGCATGCGTCCGTCTGGTTCAAAACAAAGGCCGGTTGGCCCCGCGTCCTGGTGTGGGTCGGCGACTGCTACAGCATAGACGATAACAAGAGCATAAATCATTTTAATTCCTTAGCAACGCGCTCGACGAAAGCGCGATCTTGGCTGTCTTGAGTATCCTGCTCAAGTTTTCTTCGCTCTTCTTGTATTTGATCCCACCTGCGTCGGATGTCGTTGCAAGCCAGCCAATCGGAATGATAAGCGGTGATTGTCTTCATCGAACCGTTCAAAGATGTCCAATTGAATTGGTGCTTGTCACAGATAGCCATAGCTTTACCAAGGTCCGTGTTATCGTAAAGCTGCCCGACAATGGTAAACGACTGTGACTGTATTGATCCCGCGCCTAGTGTGCGTTCGAGGCAATTTTGGTCGTTCCCACATTGAACAACTTTATGGCCCAACTCGGTTTTCACATAAGGGCTTCCGTCCCAGGGCTCTTGAGCGAGCGCTATCGGGCTAAGTGCGCACACCAGTATTGCTGATGTCATCAGTCTCATGATCCACCCTATCCTATACACCTTCTACAAGTTTATATACAAATCGTCTTTTGTCAACTAATTTATTGCTAGGCAAAATCCAGCACATTGTATATAGTGTTTGATGCCTGAACCATAAGGAACTTCCTTCCCCGTGGACACCACCTTCCCTTTCCCACTTATCGTTTCCCTTTACGAGAAAGTCCGGTTGATCCGGCGTTTCGAAGAAGTCACCGCCGAGATTTATCCCTCCGACAAGATCAAGAGTCCCGTCCACCTTGCTATCGGACAGGAACACATTGCCGCCTCCGTGTGCGAACTTCTGAGCACGGCAGATGTGGTTAACGGTTCCTACCGTAGCCATGCTCTATATCTTGCCAAGGGTGGCGACCCGCGCAGCCTCATGGCCGAGATGTTCGGTAAGATCGAGGGCTGCTGCAAAGGCAAAGGCGGTTCGATGCATATTGCCGATTTATCCCACGGGATCATGGGAACGTCGGCGGTGGTTGGCACCGGTATTCCAAATGCTGTGGGAGCCGCAATGGCTTTCCAGATTCAAGGTCGAGACAACATCGCCGTTACCTTCTTCGGTGACGGTGCGACCGAAGAAGGCTGTTTCTATGAAAGCCTCAATTTCGCGGCTCTGCGAAAACTCCCCATCTTGTTCGTATGCGAAAATAACGGGCTGGCGATCCATACCCCGGTCGCCAAGCGCCGGAAGCAAACCGATCTCGGCTATATCGCCGAATCGCTGGGTGTCCCGGCACTCTATGCGAATGGTGGTGTTCTTCAAACCTATGAGCACGCACGGTCGGCGATCCGCGCTATAACAGCGGGACGCGGACCGCGCTTTCTTGAAGTCCGGACCCATCGCTGGCGCGAACA